CGTCCCGCGGACACTTCGGAAACGGGGACTCACTTTAGTTTGCTAAAGTGTCCGCGGGTGGCAGACACTTTCGTCTGCTAAAGTGTAATTGCAAGAATATTAAATGATTGTACTCCAAAATTCAGCTAGCATTTTACGCGCTTTAATGTTAGGGTGATTGTCCGTTGCACTAATCGAGTATGCTTTAGTTTTAGCGTTAGCATAATCATTGTTTAATGTTGGAAAAACAGAAGTAAATTTTCCACCAATTCTAATTGGAATTGATTTATTAGCTTTCATTGAATAAAATTCAATGCCACGTTGCATTGCAATATTACTACAAGCGTCTGAATACTCTTTTGTATACCACGCGTCCATACACCATAATATAATCCGTGCGGTTGGATTTTTTGCTGTAATATTATCAATAATATTATTAATACTATTAGTGAATATATCAGTTGATGTTTCACTGTTAAGACCAAGTGATAATAAGAAAACGTCAAATTCGTTTGTTACTTTATTTTTGAATGTCTCCCACCATTCGGACGCTTTAATACCACCTTGTGCTAGTGATGTAGCGTCATATTTTGTAAATTCGTTTAGATATTCGCTCATTGGTAAACCTCCGTCTCCGCCTCTATCAATGAACGAATCTCCGCATAAAGCTACTTTTATTTTTTTACTGGATGTACCTACATTAATAGTTACCCATTTACCAGGTACACTGTTATTGATTATACGATAATTGTAGCGTTCTTCTCCTTTTCTATACATTTTTTGAATAAAGTTTGCTTTATCATTGCCCATATATCCAGCAACAATCACCATATAATTTCCGTAAGTCCAACCCGGGGGCATATCAGCCGGAACGTTATCACCATCTTTTACACCTATACTGTAGCTTCCGCAATCAGTAAGAGACGAAATTAAATCAGCGCTAGTCATAAAACGATATGGGTAATGTTTATATTCGTTAAAATCAATAGTTACCCATTCACCAGGTGCATTGTTATTGATTATACGATAATTGTAGCGTTCTTCTCCTTTTCTATACATTTTTTGAATAAAGTTTACTTTATCATTGCCCATATATCCATCAACAACTACCATATAATTTCCGTAAGTCCAACCCGGGGGCATATCAGCCGGAGCGTTATTACCATCTACTACACCTATAGTGTAGCTTCCGCACTCATTAAGAGACAAAATTGAATCAGCGTTAGTCATAAAACGATATGTTTTTTGTACATAGGCATTTGCAGGAAAAGTATAGTTTATTCCGCTTTTCCCGAACGTATTACCGTTCCATGAATATAAATATCCATCTGTAGTTAATAAATAGATGTAATCGTGGTTTATCATTTCGTCTAGTGAATTGACAATAACTGGCGATGCTTTAATGTAAGGCAAAATTAAGTTAGTAAGTTTACCTGTCTTTGCCATGTCTGTGATTTTGTTATTAATTTCTTCCTGCACATCTAAGTTGCTAAAGTAATTATTGACAAAATCATATAACGTCTTGTAACTTTTTACAAGTTCGTCCTGTGCGTCAAACATTTCTTTCACCGTCTTAAACAGCACAACAAATTTGTTTTCCAGACTCAATGTCCCGTTGAAATCATACGGAATCCCCCGCACACTTGCGACAACTTCACAAGCCTGTGCAATCATCTGACCGAAATCTGGCAAAGTAGGAAAATCTGGAATCGTTGGTTTATCTGCCATTGTATTCCTCCTTAATAAAATTGATAGAATAACTCTCTGCAATCATCGCAGATACGTTTGTTAAGATTAAGTATGGTATCTCGGAATCTCTGAATTTCTAAAGAGTAACTACCGTCGAATCCCTCATCTTCAATCGTATCATTATTATCTGCATGGTAAGTATCATTACTGTTCGTTTTTGTTGTATTTTCGCCGTTACTTACAGCGCTGTTATGAATCGTATTCTGTCCCCGATCCATCGTAGATGCATAATTCGTTCCGGCAAAATTAATCTGCGGGTTGTCTGAATGGATACTTTGGGTATTGTTATTTGTATCGGCTGTCGTTGTGTTTTTCGCTGTGCTGTCTCCCGCGATCACACCCGTTCGCGTATCGTCTTTTGTACTCGTTACTTTTCGTGTACTCTTATGAGTAATCAGCGGGTTGTATTCAAAAGTAATACTCCGGTACAACTGCTCATAGTATGGCATATTGAGTGTGAGAATCTTTTTTAGATGATATTGAAATTCTCCGACAGTTTCCAACCCGATCTGTTCTCGAAAATACTGTAAACAGAACGATTTTTCGAACGCAAGTTTTGCGGTTGCATATTCGGGAGCGGAAGCATCGACATAAAACGGAAAGTTAAAATTGAAGATTAAAGGAACGGCGGCTTCGATCATATTATCAATGGTCTGATTTTCAAGTGGTGAAAGTACATGATCGGAAATGACCAACTGCTCAATGGTATTCGTCAATGTTTTCGTTTCGTAGTTATAACTAAGAAACATTATTCCACCTCGCTTTCCGGCGTGTTGTTTCCGTTGTTTTCCGGTGTGTCGTTTTCGTCATTTGTTGTGTCGAAAACATTCGGTCGGTTAATCGGTGTTACCATCTTAGAATTAAAACGTACATGGATATTCAATCCATATAGTTCATTGATAGCGTCCAATCCTTTTTGAATGGTTGCCAGATTTCCGTTTCTTGTCAACTCAATTTCTCCATCGTTGTAACTCGTTTCCGCGGAAACCAGCCGTTCCGGTTTTTCCACGCCGCTTGCTTCGATTCCGAGATCAGCCAGACATTCTGCTACTTCTCTCTGTGCGGCGGTGTCAAGTTCGTTAAAGATTGGCTGTACTTTCAAGTCAATGGTATCAATGTTAATCTGTTTTCGCAGATCGTTTTTTGCTTTGATAAACGGAATATTTTTTACCCATTTCTGAATAAAGTTGTCAATATTGAGTTTCTGCGTAGAATCCCCGCTTATAACAACTGGCGTTCTCTGCTGAATGACGTTTACCCTTGTCGACGCTTTTTTCTCTGCTAGACTCTGCGAATGAAGAATAATACTGAGAATTTCCGGTACAGCAAAAGGTCTTGCGAAAATCAACGCGCTTTCTTCCTTGTCCGTCTGCTCATAATACTGACCATTCATAGCGTAGGCTATCCAATCGGTCGGAATCCCGTAAATATCGGGTTCGCCAACCAGATTAACACCAAACACTCCGAAAAGTCCGGTGATTGGCTCTTTTTTAAACAGGCAAATTCCTTGCCATAACAGATAGGAATTGAGCATCCGCGGCGGAATCTCATCCGGTAAACCGTCATACTCATACCGAGATAATGCCAGATTGACAAACTTGTCAAAAAAGTGCCGGAAATACATTTTTTCTTCCGGTGACGTATTTGGGTTGCTTTCCCATTGTCCCCACACTTCCTTGTTACTCACCCGATACGGGTTATTATACATGATATTACCTCCTTAATCATTGGAAAGACCATAGTTTCCAACATCGTCCGTATGCCAGAACGTAACGCCGCGGTTAAACATTGCCTGCAAAAAATTGATATCATCGGTAACACATGGCCCATGCAGGCTGCAATTTACCGTTTTGACAAAATTCCAGTTTGATCGCCCGGTAATATTAGGTACTTTAATTTTGTGCGTTGCATATCCGTACATTGTGAAATAATCGTCGATCGTTTTCGCCATCTGAGCGGTTACACTCATCACATGACAGTAAACTTGACTGCCGAACAATGCGGTGGCAACATAACTTCCAGATGAATTACCTTTTGCTGTCGGTGGAATCAAATCATGACTTTCTTTTTGTGCGTTAATGTTTTCGTTCAGTAGATATGTTCCGGTTGCCGCGGTATAAATGCTTTCAACGCCAGCGGCTAAATTTCCGCTTAATGCTCCGACTAATCCCCCAGCTAAATTTCCAATCTGCGAAATTGTATTCTGCTTTTTGGAGTAGTCCCATAACGGACTAGACTGCGCAAGAAAAGCCTGATAGCCGTCATTTGTCCATGCACACTGTGGGAAATTATTGATGATAAAACCGTATGGGGATTTTGCCCCACCAGTACGTTTATATTCACGCGGAGACACAAAGATTGCCGGAATATTAAACATAACGCCATACACCTGCATGGTTAATGCTCCATTTTTACCGTATTCGAAATTAAAAGTATGCTGTATTCCCGAACCATCGTTGACCAGACAATAACAATAGGGATACTGAAACAGCTTATTATTTTTCGGGATATAGCCGTCAAGTGCATATGGTTGAACGGTTACTTGTGTATAAGCAGATTCATCTGTCTGGAAACAAGCTTCTGGTGCTTGATATACATTAACAATCGCATCTCCGTTTCCGCTTTTGACGTAATTCTGGATAACTGTGATTAAGTCCGTATATTTTGTTTTCCGAGTAAATGTCAACCCCGATAAAATTCCCTGATTGACAATGGGTATAATATTTGTTCCGTTTTCGTCTGCACTTGCACTCAAACAATACTGCATCTGGCCGAGATTCAAAAGTTTCTGTTCGCTCGGATTGTCCACGTATTCCCCCGTTTCCAGATTTTCTGGCACTAAATTAATTCCGGCATAATCAGCTTTTTTGTCAATATGCTCCCTTTCCACATAGCACGGTTGAAGCACCACGTTGTAAAAACTGTTCTGAAAACGATCGGGTTCGAAATAAATCTTAAAACTTCCGTCACTCAACCATTCTACCCGCGTCACAAATCCGAAATACCACTCTTCCGTATAAGGTTTATTCTGAAACGCAATATAATTGCACTTTAAAAATTCGCTCTCATTCCCTTTTCCCTTATACGTCAGCTCTCCCCATCTCACGGGCGCGGATTGCTTAAAAATATGAATTGCTTTTTCTCTTACATGAGCCAGACAGCCAGCTTTTCCATTTTCATAATAACGCACATGTTCATAGTCATTTCCCCATTCAATCCCACTTGCTAAAATTACCTCTGTCTGCGGGGAAACAGCCGCCACATTTTCCTGCGGCGGCATCGGAATGAAATTATCCATGTTTCCTCCCTCTTACTTAATCTGTCGTAAAGTAAATGGTTTTCGTTTTGGAAGAATCGAATCGGCTTGTAATCACACACCGCACACTATTCGCTTTGTTTGCTTTCGATTTCAGATTCTTTTCGTCTTTTGCGATTCTAAGAATGGTTGTTCCCGGAATAACAAACGTATCAGAGGAAGAGTTACCCTCTACTTTTACGTCAATTGCTTTATCGGCTACTCCAGTAGAAGTAACCGCAAAACTTCCTCCGAAGTCGACATCTGTTCCAGCTGTCACCGTTCCAATGTCATTTACGGTAATGGAAGAAACATCAACCGTCTCGGTCGTAAACACGATGATCGGATAAAACAGGGAATAAGAGAACATCTCTTTTACTGTATAAGTACTGTTCCAACGCAGTCCGCGATTAACGTTATCCTGTACCATCATGCGATACTGTTCGCGGATTTTGAAGAACCGCTTGTCAACCAATACTGCTACAATACCCTCAGCATCGTTAAAGTTATCAATTAAAATCTGCTGTGCTTTCGGAATCATCCGATCGAGATTATACGCGTTGGCATAACTGTCAACATTCATCGCGGCTTTGGTATCCGGTTCAACAAACAGAAGAATGGTATCTTCTTTTGCCGCCGATGTCGCGCCAGCGAAGTTGTACAGCGGGTTCGGGAACTGAATTTTGTCAATGTAAGACTGGATTTGTTTCGCCAGCGCATTAGCACTCTGCTGATCGGTAACTTTATCAACATGAACCGGATAAATATGGCCAGCGCGCTTCGCAGACGCAATTAGTTCTTTCGCGGTCGTAAACTCATCCCAGTTACAAGCGGAAACGACACTCTCAACTTTTGCCTGCACAAGACTTCTGAGTCCGTAATCATCGAGAAACGCTCCGCGCATATCTTCAAACCAGATCGTCACGGGATAATCGTTGTTGAAATTGATTACATGATACAGTGCCATGATGTAGCTGTCATAAATGGCGGTAGCATCTTCGATACTGATGTTAGCATTGTGAGAATATCCCTGCGCAAAGTTTACATAAACTTCCTGTTCTCCATTACCAAACGGCATGGCGTTACTATTCAACACGCGCAGAGGATTGCGGAACGCTTCGGTACTGATGGATTGACTTGCAATCAAATTTACAATTGCCGGAACCAATTCGTTCCGCGCCATCGGATTGTAAGGGTCGGTTAATGTTTTTGCAATATCGGCAATATTTTCACGAGTTGCCACCGGAACTCTGTCACGGTAGTCAACACTCATAGTCTGCCGAACGGCGTTCAGCATATTAATATTTGTCATATCTAATTTTTCTGCCATTGTTTCACTCTCCTTTTCCACTCATAATAAGCTGAGACATATCAAGATCGTTGATACTTGTTGCGGTTTCTTCCGATTCCGGCGCGTTTCCGCTAAATTCGGTTACTTTTGTGATACTTCCGCCGTGGGAAAGATCAGACCAGCGGCGTTTGATTTCTACCACCGCGGCATCATACTTTTCTTTCAGTTCGTCCCGTTCTGCGACCAGCGCGTCACGTTCGGACATCAGAGATTCGATGTCGGTATCTTCGTTTTTGATTTTTTCGCTGATGGCGGCAATCGCATCGCCATGCGTTTCGATGTTTCCAATGTCGGCAACAATTTCTGCCCAATACTCTTCTAGTGTCATTTTAAAACCTCCTTGTTAAATTGGGATATAACCAGATAGGCATTTTATGCCTTTTTGGTTTCATGGGATGGGGCGGCTCGGGTGGCTCGGGTGGCTCGGGTTGCTCTCCTTTTGCTAAGTACCGATATACCATCACCGCGTTGTTCAAACGTTCGGAATCGGATAGATACCGATTTCCAACAATCCATCCGGTAATTGCAGAATCTTTTGCGTGTTCGGAAATAAAATTGAAACACGCATGTGCCTTTTCCTGCCGGAACGCAAGTGTTCCATCGTCACTAATTCCCTCCCATCCTTTCATATAGGCGGAAGTCAGTGCGTTCAGATCGGTGCTGTCACTGTGCAAAAATGCTTGTAGATTTTCGTAAGCACTAGCGGCTCCGACCGAATACCAGACATTCTCATAAATCAGATATTCTAACTGCGCGTTACCATCTTCCCGGCTGTACCCGTTAGAATCTAACCATTGGAACAACCGCGTCCGGCGGTCGGTAGAGGAATTATCTGTCCACTGACCCAATCCATAGCCGGGCGCTCCTACAACTGTTCCCTCCCATAATCCAGGATTTACGGTGGATTCCTGCCAAAAGTTGCCACATATGGCGGAAATGACATATTGGCTGATACCGCTTTGTACCTCAACCGGATACCGGTACAGATACGTCCAAGCACTATAGGGGCTCACAGACGTATTGATGGATACCTGTCTTTCCAGCGGGTAACTATCGGTGTGTGCTCCCATCGTATACCCGCCACCGTCAGCGGGATTGTAAACCATTTCGGTGTGCCCGCTCCTCCATAAGATATCACCTTTTTTCCATGGCTGATTTGCTGTACCTTTTTGGAATCCAGCACCGATCAAATATCCGTCCATGCTACGAGTCGTAAACCACGGGTTAGATGATAACAACCCGCCGACCGTACAACAGTAACTCATGAGAGAGGAGCAATCATAGTAGGTAATACCTCCTACGGTCTGACCCTCACGATACGTTTGGGAATATCCAACGTTTGGATTGTTACAAATCTCGATACAGGTATTGTAAGCAAGCGTCAGATCAGCCACAGGTTAAACCTTCTTTTGCTACGTAACCGGTATAGACGATTCCATTCACAACCGCTTTCACAAGATACCATTCTCCTGTATAATACCCGTAGTTTCTAACACTGGTTCCGGTTGGCAACGTTAAGATGACAGTTTTATTCATTCCTGCGCCAACACGCAGATTATAGCGATCATTGGTATGATACGCTCCTGCAATTTTCCGGTCAAAACTACGCGCGGATTCTGTCTTGACGCAACTTTCAATGACGTTATGCGGCTTTTCGTCGACGGCTCCTGCATACCGATAGTGAACGGTATTTTCATACGGAAGATCGTAATAAGACCGTACACAGATTTCTTTTCCGGTCTGATCTCCCGTCTGACCATCAATCCCGCCGTTTTCCGACTGGCTGGCGTGGACGATGCGGTTCGCGTCAACCGACATCGTTACATGATGACCAGCCGCAAGGTGGATATCACCGCGTTTCCACGGTTTACCGCATTTCACAAAACCAGCGTTTTCCAACTGTTTACCTAGATTTCTAGTTGTGCTGTAAATGCTGATCGGAAAACCAGCATTTGCAAGTGCAGTCCCGACAAAAGAGGAGCAGTCATAATCGGGACTGTTCCGGTCTACCTGTGAGTACCCGTGCCGATCATCGGCAGCGATTTGTTCCGCCCATGCAACTGTTTTTTCGATTTTATTCATTCTTTCCACCTCCTAAGTGCTGGCAAAGTGAATTAATTGCAGTCGTGTTCGCTTCTACGCTTTTCCGCACTTCTTCCATCTCTGCCTTGTGTGCGTCTTTTTCTTTCACCAGATACCAGAAAAGTGCGCCGCAACAAACAATTGGAAAACCGAGACTTCCAACTAACTGCGTTACCATAGTTACATCCATGTTTCTACCTCCTTATCCTGCCATTTTAACCAGTCCTCAATTTCACTTAATTTATCACACATAATAAAATTATGAATGAATCGAACTGGCGATTTACTGTTATACGCGTTGCCATCCATGAAAAAGAAATCCCACAAATACTGGATGTGAGACTCGTAATTTTCATGAGGGACAATGATCAGTGTATCGTTTTCGTCCGCTTTATAGCGTACCGTATAAGCAAGATAAGCATTTTCTTTTTTCATCATTCCGACAATCATATTAAAAACGATATTTGCCATCTTTGCTCCTTTCTTCCTGTCCATTAAAACAAGGAAACCTTTTGACCTGCCAAGGACAGGGCGGTTTACTCAACCGTGGCGACCCCTCTAAAAAGGTTTCCCGTATTTTCATGATACATCTTTCTTGTCCGTATGTCAAGTACATTTGTCCGTCTCCAACGAACTATTTATAAAGGTCAATCCCTAGAAGTTCGAGTGCCATATTTTTGCTGTCTAAATTGTCAAAACGCAAATAAGCTTTTTGGTACGCTTCTTCTAACCGTACAAACAAATAATCATAATGATCTAGCATAACCGTGTGCTGTGTGTGATCTCCATCCCGAAAAACGGCAATATACGTACAAGACGGGTTAGATTTATGCGTGATATAAATATACCCATCTTCGTAATAATCATACACGCCATAACTTTTTCCATTGTACTGTATGGTAAACAGATACCGCGAACGTCCGGTCGGCTTCTGAACAAATACAGCATCATCAATTAACATCTGATCTCCTACGCTCATACTCTGCATATAGTGACCGCCGCGGAATGCTTTCAATGCAGGATTTTTCCACATAGCCATACTAGCACTGTCATTGTGCGTAAACTCACACACAAACCCACTCCCATGCATCATTTTTGTTTCTTTCTGATATCGCTTGTGGATGCCGAAAAATACAAAATAGGGATTGAGCAACGAAATATTATTGGATGCCATAATCAGTTTAAACCATCTTGACTGACTTCCATTTCCACGGCTGATCGTCATCAACAACGACTGCATGATTTCAGTTTCCCCTTTTACGTACTTTCCGCTTTCCGTGCAAAACTCGTCAAAAAACAAAAAATAAATATCCCGAAAATACGGTGACAGTTTTTTTACACTGTCCATCTTACTTCCAAAACTAAACGCGCATCCGAATGGCATACCGTCCAGAAAATAACGCACGACATTTCCGTTTTTGTCCAGATTTTTATAGGTAATTACACTCCCTAATTTTGGATACATTCTTAACATATCTTCATACATTGCCGCCGCTCCCGTCATCTCCCCTTTTGTCCGGAAAATCCATCCCGTCTGCAATCCGTACTCTTTGCACAAAATACAGCTAGCCGCGGCAAACGCACTGGTTTTTCCGGCACTTCGGTTGGAACACGTAATTGCCACACCTGCGAACTCACCGTCCACGTCCGGCTCCGAAAACAACCGGATAGGATTGTAATATTGAATCGGATTGCCTTTATCGTCTTCCCCCTCAAATTTTACATCATAATCAGCAAAAAGTTTTTCCCATTGAATATCGTTCCAAAAAATCATTGTTTCACGTGAAACATTTTTGGTTCACGACCTCCTTTCTATCATTTCCCGCTCCGCGTCCCGCCAGTTCCCCGCCAGTCTCTCAGCAGACAATCTCACGTTAATCGCACGATGATCGCACGTTTGCTTGCAGATTGACGGCATTGAAAGGCAGAGCTTCGCTAAGTAACAAAAGAGCTACGCTGGAAACGTAGCTCTCTTACACGTATGGAGTTTTTTCTATACACAAGATATAGTAACAATCAAATACAGATAACTTATAACACGAATGGTACCGTCCGCCAGTCGGCGCTCGTATTGCGTTCATATGTATTAAGCGAACGGATTGAATTTTTCCGTATTACCGAACTTGTGGACGTTTACTGCGGAAAGGTATGCCGTGAATCCCTTGTCACGACGGAACTTGCTTTCTCCGATGGAGATGAAGAGGTCAACAACTGCGCCTTTTCCAAGTTCGTCAACGCTGGAAACGGTGTCGCTTTCTACGCCGTCCTCATAAAAGTCAACGCGGTAATTGGTCTGCGCTTTTACGTAGACACCCGCTTCGTTGTTTTCTTTCGCCGGAATCCACTTTGCGTCTGCGGCGGCGTCCTCACCGAAATCAGCAATAATTTTTTCAAAGATTGCTTTCTGCTGATCGGCTGTAATCGAAGCAGAAAGAACGCTTTTTCCGTCCTCTTCTTTTGCGTATTTTACGGTAACGTTCATAAGTTTCATTTTAGATTTGTTCATGATTTTTTCTCCTTTTGATTAAGTTGTCTGTTATACACAACAGCGGTGCTTTGCTTTGATCGTTCCGTCTTATCTGGTCACTTCCAGAGCGCATGTTGTGCGCTGATTAGTCGTCCAGTCTCTTTGCTTCGGCAAAGAACTGCTCATCTGGCATCTCGTAGCGGGCAGATACGGTATCGGTTAATACGCAGATGGAATCCTCCGGAAAACCAACGGCAGTAACAGCGGCGGTTTTTGCTTTCTGCGATTTCAGTTCTTCTGCATTCCCAAAAGAGCCGATCACCTGTTTTGTGTTTCTGTCAATGACAGAATAGATAAATGTTTCGATTTTTGTTCTAACCATTTTTATCCCCTTTCTCTATGTGGTTATGATTTCTTACAAGTATTATAATAGCACTACCTACCAAAAAAGTCAATAGTTAAAATAAAAAAATAAAGAAAATATCCAAAAATAAAAGCAGGATGGAAAGGTCGAGTTCTTCCTCATGTAACGCCCAGATCGTTGATAATACTAAAAACATAAAAAACACAAAATATCTCATATCGTCTCCTATTCCGGTAACACTCCGTCTTGAGAGTTTACCAATACTTCATAGTATTCATTCGATACACCTAAGGTATAAGTGGTATCAAGGATTCCAATGTTACTAGCCGTTAAAATTTCTTCCCCGTTTACTTTGATGTAATGGGGTTTCGAGTTGTTAAAGCAACTGATTGTCCGTCCGACATTTTCCATCCGGCGGCAGAGACGGAAATTATTACAGCACTTTAAGTTTTCCGCTCCAAGTTTCTTATTCATGCCAGCGACCGTAGACGTAAAACGCACGGGGTATTTGCCAGATTGCGCCGCTTTTTCGTCCCATTCCACGCCGCAGTATTTTTTCGCGCCAAGGGTTTTGAATTGGATATAGAGATCATCCATATCCCAAACGCCGAGAATGTAACGCTTCTCCCCCACGTCACAAAACGCCGGAATGTCGTTTTCGATTGCACGTTTAGCAAGTATTTTGTTTTTGGCTTCAAATTCCGGAATGTGTAAATCCGGATGTAAAAACTTAATACTATCCGTATCGCAATACACCACGTCCATTCCAACAACGTCCAGCATATCTTGTAACTGCTTTCTTGCTTGGGCGGTAACATAGATACCCCATTGATAATGCAAAAAGCTGTTCTTGCTTTCATAATACGTTTTCAGTGCTTTTTCCGCATCTGCTTTTTCCCGATGCCATTCACCCGTAAAAACATCCATTGCCCATTCGTCCTGCAAAAGATCGGTTACGCACATACCGAACGTACTGTTTAACTTATTTTTAGACTTCATGTATTCATAGACTTTATCGGGATTTCCTTTCAACTGGCTCTTTGCGATAAAAAACGTCATCATAGTATTACGCATACTGTCCGGTAATTTGCCGCGCGCGGCTACATAGCACTCCGAGACAGTAAAGAAATCATAGTCATATTGATTTTTTATGATGTCCAAGTCAATCTCTGTCATTGCGATTTCGCAACAGTCAATAGAGAGTACTCGACCATTATCAATCACACAATCTTTCCCGTGCTTCTGGCACTTCGACAGCGGGATGTATGGTACCGGAATGTTTTCTTTGATGTGTAAATTATCAAATTGTACCCGCATAATAACACAGTTGGTAGCACACAAGTTGTCAAACTGTTCCTGCGTTGTGATCTCAACCGCCCGGAACGCACTCATTGGATAATACTCAGTTGCGATCTGCGCCGGATAGCTGCTCGAAATATCCATACTACCCATAACGATCGCAGATTCACCCTTTTTCGCCGTGATCGTGTGCCCAGCGTGGATGCGGCTGGCGTGCGTGTTGCCGCCACGAAACGCATCTTTGCAGAGTTGGTACTGCGGCAAGGTTAATGCCAGATCGTTAAAGACTTCCGGATAATAGACTCTATCTGCTTGCATGGCGCGGCGAAATTCACGGCGGACGTATCCAGTTGATGTAAGGGGGATTTCTGCAAGGTTGTCATCTTTCCGTAAGGCGCGGATGCACTCACACAAGCCTCGAACGTCATTATAGCAATATCCCTGTTCAACGTCCGTTAAAGGTGTTTTTGGTGTACGTAGTTTTTTATAGTCATACGTATCAACCAGTTTATAGTGGGTTACGCCCTCACTGTTTTCACAAAATTTTGAAAGACTCATGTTGCTTAAAAAATACGAGCATCGAAACTCAATCCCATATTTATACGCATAACATTTCATAACTTTATGTGCATCCCGCGCAAAGATTTCATCAAATTCTATGAAATCTTTCATGAATTGAAATTCATATGAAAGATTATGAACGTAGACTACAGCGCGTTTCGTATCAGATGTTTTCAAATACAAATGTACACACTCACAAAAACGAATAAACTCGTTCCATGTTCGTCCGAAACATACTGCATCTTTTAAACAGAACTGCCAGTGATACATAAAAGCATCGCCTTTTATTACTTTTTCCCCTGTTTTATTATAGCGTTTATAATCTAATTTTTCCAGTGTGGTTGTCTCAATATCAAACGCCATTTCTACGTCATAATAAACGATAGGTTTTTTCTTTCTTCCTCGTTTGCGGCATTCGCGCAACGTCTGGTAATCGGAAAAAGGAAAGTCATAAACAGAATAAATTGTTTCACGTGAAACATATTCGATTCCATTTATGATAACTGGAACATTTAATTTATACATTATATTCACTCACTTTAATTTTGTTCTTTTTTTTGCAAATAATTCTTCTTCTGTTATATATCCATCTAGAAACTCCTGATATTCGTCAAGAATATCTTCTAGTTCGATTCCACTATCATTTAATTTCGAAATAAAATCGTCAATAATTTGATCGGACGCTACCTGCTTTCGCAGATTTTTTTTGTAGAGATTGGAATTTAGAAAACGATACAGGTCTTTATAGTTATCTTCTGTTACTTCTTCATCAATTTTCTTCTTTGACTTATCAAAACGTCTTTGTAACTCCGCAATGCGGTATCCCTCCAAAGTAGTTTCTGGAGAGTTCAAAAACGCAATCATGGTATCCCATTCCTGCCGGATGGATGCATCCGAACGCTTTACGCCTTTCAAGAAACGATTCTTTTCACGCCCTTGTGACGCAAAAAATTCTTTTACACGCCCATACCCCCATTGGTCACGCGCGTGAACTTTTTCCAGTTTGGCAAGGCGGCTATTTGCCGCCTGCGCAACGCGTGGAAGTTCGCGTTTGATCTGGTCAATGGAGAGGTCAAGTTCTTGATAGATGCTATAGTCTTTTGAGTTCGGCATTATTCGCACCCCCTTATCATTAATCGCAATTTACCGTTTACGATTTCGAAACCTGTTACTTCTTCTGATAAGTAGTTTTCTGTTCTTTTCGTATAGTAGTTTGTACAATCCATAGCAAATTCTGCTACGGATACATAGTGTTCCTCGTTAAACACCGTAACAGACGCGTAAATTTCTACTTCCACGCGGTTCATGCCTCTATACATTAAGATAAAATCTTTTACTCTCATTATGAAACCTCCTTAATATAAACAGTCTTCAGTTATTCCATCTGACGAATACAAAGGGCACAACGTACACTTATCGTTTGCAGAACAAATAACAGAATGCTTTACTTCGATATAATAAGTTAAGTAAGCATAACGAGTGCTTGCGGAATTGTTAGATTTTACAGTAAATCCTACGCCAAACCGTCCTTTGTATGGTAGCGGGTTATAGGTTGCATTTTTACGGATGTATCCGTTTGTCATAGACGAATGTGAATAAGCATACACTTTAAACTCTGCTCCTACTTTTCTTGTTACATAGAACGGAAGTTCAGTAACGCTATTTTGCATTTTAACAAGTTCTTCATACGTCATTTTTCGATTAATTCTCATTTTATCCTCTTTCTCCCCGTATTGCCGATAGGAAAGCTAATATAAAGTTATCTATTGCACGACAACTTATAAGTAGCAAATATTTCTGGCCGAAAATCCGAATAATAATAAAAAGAATCTTCCGAAAAATGCTCTCCATTTACTATTTCTATTCCATTTTCATAAATGGAAAAGAAAATTTCACTCTTTTCTTTCATAGCTTGTGAACAGAAAGTTTTTACCAAACCATTTGCTGCTAATAATGAAACAACCTTATATCTGAAAATCTCTTTTCCATATTTTGTTACTACAACTTCATAGTCACTTTGTCTCTTAATTTCTTTCATTTTTGTTTCCTCCATTTCTATTTTTGTATTATTGGTTTCCCTTGTTTCTGATATTATAATACCACATTTATAGAAATATATCAATACTTTTTCTAGAAATTTTTCTAGAAAATATCATTACACACATATTCACGCCGCCCGTGTCCGTCACCTGCGGACACTTTAGCAAACTAAAGTGAGTCCCCGTTTCCGAAGTGTCCGCGGGACGCGGACAAACGGGCGGTTTTGTCCACTTTTCGGGCAAAATGAATAAGTATTTCGGAAGAATTGTGCGAGATTCGGCTGGAAAACGTGAATAATTGAGGAATTGTATAGACAATTAGGCTGGACT